CTATAAGAAGGAACCCAAAAATGTTTAATCAAGTTATCTTAATTGGAAACGTAGGTCGTGATCCAGAAATCCGAAAAACTGACATGGGCGAATTTGCAACATTCAGCCTTGCCACAAGCGAAAAATGGAAAGACCGCAGAACGGGACAAGCTAAAGAAATCACGCAGTGGCACACGGTGGCTGTTTTTAACGAACAAGCTGTCAATTACATAAGGGACAACGTGAAAAAAGGATCAAAACTTCAAGTGGTCGGTCAAGTGACTTACCGCCAATGGGAAGATCAGAACGGTAACAAGCGAACCTCAACGGACATTAAAGTCGATAACTTTAATGGTAAGATCACAAACCTGTCAGAGCGTAACTACCCTGACGGAAACAGGCAAAATGCCTATGACAGAAACCCTAATCTGGGGGATCAGGTAGCAAACGGATCGGCAAAAGTGGACTTGGACGATGAAATCCCATTTTGACGTTTTGGATCGCGGCCTCAGTGTAAGAGAGTTGTCCTTGCGTTGGGGCGTTGACAAGCAGACAGTTCGCAAGTTCATTGAGCGGGGTGAACTTGAGGCTATGAAGTTGGGTGGAAAGGTGGTAGTTCTTGCAGAGGATTGGAAAACCTTTGAGAACAAATGCAAGTCCCAAAACTGGTCAGAAGATCAAACACCCCATATTGGTGTATCCGATATTATTCGGAAGGAAAAAGAAAATTCCTTTCGACGGGGTGTGAGGATGAAAAACGCGCTCTCGTCGAACTAGCCAATTTTATAAAATTAGAAGAACAGGAGCGGCTGTCTGTCGCTCCTTCTGTTTTAGAGTGTCTCAAATATTATGCCGAACGGCACAAAACGTCAGGCTCATATCAAGTTCAAAGAGACAAGAATATTATTTTATTTTTTGGGCAAACCCCAGCAAACACAATATCCAGAAACACTTGCAGAAATTATATAAACTTCCGCACAAAGCAAAAGTACACGCGCAAGGGCTGGAAAAAAGCCAAGACCGTCAGTGAGGAAAGTGTCGGGCGTGAAATCCGCTCATTAGCCGCTGCGATTAATTTTTGCGTGAAGGAAAAGTTTTGTCCCTCTGGCGCAGTTTTTTATTCGCCAAGCATCAAGCCCAAGGGCAAGTCGCACATCACAAAAGAACAGGCCAGACAGATTTTCGATAACTGCCCCTCGTTTCACATTCGGCTGTTTATGCTGATCGCGCTCGGATCGGGCCACCGCATGAGTGCAATACTCGGCCTGACGTGGGATCGGGTCACGTCTGGCTATATCAATTTTGTTGATCCAAACCGCGCCCAGACCAACAAGCGACGAGGGCAAGTGCCAATCATAGAGGGCAGTGACCTTTATTATATGCTCTCAGAGGCCCGTGCTGCGGCACAGACGCCCTATGTGATCGAACACAACGGACACTCGGTTGAAACCGTTCGCCGCGCCATACAACGCGCAGGGCAGCGTGTGGGGATTGATTATTTGACCCCGCATATATTAAAGCACTCCGCTTGCGTTTGGATGGCTGAAGATGGTGTGCCGCTCGCCGACATCGCTGACTTAACTGTCACAGATATAAAGACGATCATGGGCAACTACATGAACTTTACGCCAGCGAGAGGACAACGCGCAGTCTCCGCGACACAGTTTTAAAAGTGATACAGATTGATACAGTTGTACCAGTTGACATATAACATTTGTGAACAAAAACAGAATTTATAAATTTATAGCCAATAAAACAAAGGCATTTTATAACGGTTTTGATGGTAGTGCATTCCCTTGGTAAGGGTGAGGTCGGGAGTTCAATCCTCCCCTGCGGCACCATTTAAAATCAATGACTTAGCCAAAAACTGCGCTCTTTTGTTCTCATCGAAAGTGATACAGTTGTATCAGTCCACCAGTTTCACTGAACAAAACGTAATAATTTTATGAGAAAAGAGGGGGGCAAAAACCCCCCTTCAAGTTATCCTTCTTTCGAAGGAACCCAAACAAATGGTCCATGCTGGAAACTCAATGATGGCACATTTGAATACGAATTATCTAGCTTATTCATTAGTGCGTGGCAAGTATTCTGGCACAAAATGTTGATTTTAGCATATTTTTATCACACTTTGTTGACCCTGTTGGCCCTGTTGGCCCTGTTTCTGGACCAGTTGACCCTGTTGACCCTTAATCGACGACCTTGGACAAACCTTAGTGGCTACGCTTCTTTTCCAAATGGAACACACTTCCAAGCAACGATATAATGATTTGGATATGTTCTACCCATTACTGGCAGTCCGTATTCTTCAGCCGAATATTCACAAACCTCTTTGGTCGAAAATACTGGACTGCCAGATGTAAAGCATTGTTGGGCGTTGCAGAGCAAAAACACCGCCGCCCAAACCATCACTTGCTCCAAAATTTAGATGCACCACGCAAACCGAAACTCGCCGCTATCGCACAACCTAAAAAATAGCGATAGTAGTCTGGCATAGCATCAAGTGCGACAAAGCCATCTTGCACGATCTGCCTACCCCACTCGCCACAAAAGGCCAAAATACATGGTGCCGCGAGGATCAGACTGAAAAATTCGTCTTTCCAAGAGTGTTGCGCCCCTTGCGCCATGAGCTTTTCCCACTCCGCAAGGCTTGTTTTTTCGCTTTTTAAAATGGCAGCTTTCGCCTCGGCCTCTACAAGTTTAAGGTTTGCCGCCGCCGCGTTTGCGTCAGCCTTTCCTTTGAGCCAGCCCCCTGCAAGTTCCGCAATCGGCGCGATAAGTGCTTGTATCATTTACTCGCTCCATTTCCATTTTTCTTTTGCAACGCAGAAAAGCCCATAAAGCTGACCACAATGCCTAACTGACCCAGAACAACGGTGTTCACAAAGCCAAGGGTTGCTTCAATTCGATCAAGGCTGACCAGTGGGGTGTACTGCACCGCAACGACTGCCATGACGAAAACCATACTGGCCCAAGCCATCAGCCGTTGTTGATCAGCCATGCGGTCCTCGTTTTCCAGCCTCACAAACTCTTTTCGCATTCTCAGTTCTTGGTCTGAAACAACGCCATCCCCGTCAACGTCCAGCGTTTCGAATTCTGACCCCAACTCTAACTTTTTTGCCGACATTTAAATCTCCTTATTAATTAACAATCCTTCGGGCAGTTTTTCGGGTAAAAGCTGACCGCCGCGATTGTATGCCTGTGATGATTTAAGAGTTTCTGACGCCATGTTTGCCAAATCCTCCAAGTGCCTGTGTTTTGCTCGGTGTTCGCCTTCCAATCTTTGTTTTTTAAGGGTGTTTTGTATCGCCTCTCTTCGTTGCGTTTGTTCTTGAATTTGAAGCCCGATATTGAAGGGCATATTTGAGGTTCCATTGATCTCGTTAGCCATTGAACGTCACCGCCAACCAAACAAACGTGACCAAAAGACCAGTGCAGAACACGAATGCAAAAATGCCAGCAACCCACTCCTTAATGCTCTGGATTACCTCTTGCCTTCTAAAAACCTCTTCACGCTTCCGTTGTTTAAGTTCCGCTTCGATTTTCAAAAATTCGGTCCAGTGGCTTGGACCCAAGACGGCAGGGTGGGATATGAGTTCTCTAAGCTGGTCCCGCATCTGCTCTGCTTGCTTTTTTGCAAGGAAGATTTCCATAGCAGCGGCCTGAGTGCCGCCGCCCAGTGCCTTGTACCAAGGCGGTTTTCGGTTCACCATTTTGTCGGCTTGCTCAATATCAGCCATCGCAGAGGCCCACTGGCTCAATTGACCGCTCATTGAGTTTATGTCCTTGGCGACTTGAACGCCTCTTTCGATTGCTGAAAAGGCCGTTTTTGCCGCAGCAACAGCCGCCATCACCTCAATCATGTGGCGACCTCACCAAAATATAATCAGGACACCTCTGATTGGGGCGCACATTAATAAACTTAGGGAAGTGATAGTAATAAAAAGACTTTTCCTTTGGGCATCTATAAGTGCATGACTTATACATGACCCCAAGAGGGTACATCCCAAATGCCACAGAGGTTAATGCACAGATCATGTTCGTCACCCTGCGGCGTCAGGGTGCTTTGCCTACGTTCTGCGCCTCTGTGGGCCTCTCCGTGGGCGTGGCGGCGTCTTTGCGCCTACATTGCCGCTCTGTTTAACCAGCCTTTTAAAAACTTCTTATATGAGGGGCGTCTTTTGACCAAATCTCGGTAAAAATCAGCCTGTCGATTTCTCAAGGCGTTCATCATTGAACCTTCGTCGATCCAGTTCATTGCCGCCAAGGAAGCTGGCCCGATAACCCCATCGACGACTAAGTTTTCGCCGCAATCGTTCGCTGCCCTTTGCGCCAGTTTGTTCGCTTGCTTCGGCCCCATATTTACTGCCATGTCAAAGCATTTGATTGCGACCTCATCGTGTTTCATTTGTGGGTACGGTTTACCGTCCCAGAAGTGCGCCTTGTAGACTTTCAAGGCTTGCTGCTTTGTCAGAGCCTTCATGTCCTCTGCATCGATGTCACCATCGCCATCAATGTCGAGGTCAACCCCAGACTCTTTTACAAAGCGTAATGATATGCCCCAATTAGTAGCACCACCCGCGTCATTGGGATCGTCAACATAACCGCCTTCAACCTTCAAGACGTGCTTCGCCGCCCGTTTCCATACGTCATCACTCATTTATGCCCCCTGCGAGGTAAATTCCGAAACCAAGGATAGCCAGAACGCAAACGGCTAATGCCTTGCCAAAAGCACTCAAAAAGCCTCTTTTCGCAATGCGATAACCGTCAAGAATATTTCGAACTTCCCTGATGTCGGTTGCTGCGTTTTCATCATGCAAGCCCAAATCAGCCAAAGCCTTTTTCGCGCCAGCGTGAGCCGACTTAGAAATCAATCTGTCCATTTCGCTGCTGGAAAGAGTATATTCTTTATCAGTCATCTTTGCCTCGCATGATTACATAACGTAATAATATCAGATAAATTTTTTATTTTAAATGTCTAATCTGGTTTGGTAGGCCAGTTAATCGTATCGGGGAAGCCTGATTGTTGCGGCACATTCAGTAAATCAGTTCTATACTGCGCCCATTCAGCGCGTTTTTCCTCTCTTAAATCTGCCCACCTCAAGGAATTTCCAGCAATAGGGTCAACCTCAGATGTCAGTTTGTAGTCTCTGACGGCTCGCTGTTCCTCAATGTCAGCCTCGCGCCTTCTCTCAACATCAAGAACCCACGCACCGTCTATCCAATCGTGACAAAAACAAGGTCGTCGGGGAACCTCAATGATTTCCCATTGCTGTTCCTTCAAGACCTTTGCCTTGTACGCCTCAACATCTGGCAGGGGCAGTGTTTCAAAATAATTTTGCTCTGTTACATTCCAAAAACTGTTCATTTTATGTCCTTAAAATTGTAGCGTAGATGTTACCGCTTGCACTGAATAGAAAAGACTTTCCTTTGGGGACAATCACACCGCCATTGTTTATCCAAGTGTTCACGTCACCAGCATAAGAGACAATAATTTGGTTCGTGCCGCTTGTGTTGTCTGCAATATAAAAGCCCATTGTCCCGCCGCCCGAAACAATTCTTGACACCATTACTTGAATGGGCTGGTCATCTGGGTTTGCAGTCCATGTGTTTGCTGCAATACTTAGGCTTTGCCAGCTTTGATAACGCCCGATTGTGCCTTCTTTGTACTCGCTTTCTGTGTTT